CCACTAGAACTACTGCTGTCCGTCGGCTCTGAAAGTTTTTCTATCTGGTCAAATCCGGCCAGCGATTTCTCTATCTGCTTTGCTGTAGAAGATGCTGCATCTCCTATTCCACTTACATTATCTGCTGTGTCTGATGCTATATCTCCAAGCCCTGTTATTGCAGAAGCTGATGAGGATATATCTGCACCAGTGAGCATCTGTGTAAATGTTGCAAATCCATCTGCAACCTTCTGTAAGCCTGCAAGCACATTATTTAAACCTCGTAATATAGGTGTAAATAATGCTATAAAACCTTTACCAAGAGAGGCCTTTAGCTGTTCAAATCTAAGTGATAATATTCTTGTCTGATTCGCCCAGGAATCCTGTGTCTTAACAAAGTCTCCTGTGGCATTGGATAGTGCGCTTGTAACATACTGATAACGAAGCATTACTTTTTCCTGCTCTGTCATCTTAGCCGTAGTCTTGCCGAAGCCATTATTAAGTGCATACTGGTCCAAGTTTGTCTGAGTCATGACAACACCTAGGTCCTTAAGCGTCTCTGTTTCACCTGTCCAGATGGATTTCAGCTTCGTATACGCTTCATCTGTACCAAGATTGTAAAATGATGCAACATCACCTGTTAATCCAGTAACATCTTCTGCCATATCAAGTGCAGCCTGTCCTGTAATGCCCATAGCATTACTCATCTGACCAAATACACCCATGTACTTCTTTGCAGATAATTCAGATAGTCCGAAATTAGTCATGGCATTGGAAGCCCACTGGTCTGCCTGTCCACTTAAGTCCTTAAATGCCGTATCTACAACATTCTGTACTTCTGTAACATTAGAACCAACTTCTAAGCAGTCTTTCGTAAACTTAGTAAAAGCTGCTATACTTAATCCAGCAGCTATTTTCTTTCCCATACCAGAAAAGATGGATGTTGCCTGCTTTGCTGCCTTATTGGAAGCTCCTGTGAGTTGATTAACTATCTGTGAACTGTCTATGCCAAGTTCCAGAGCTATCTGTCCTACTACATCCGACATACTCCCTCCTTTCCGGCATTTAAAAAGACCACTTTCTACTTAGAGAAAGCGGTCTTAGCCCAATTTTGGAAGTCACTCCAATACTTATTGTAATTTGCAGGATCTTCCATTAATTTTCTATTTCTTCTTAATATCCAATCATTGCGGATTTTCTTCTGTTCTTTAGTGAATTCCTTTATAACCTTAGGATCTTTTTCTGCTCTGATTCCTACAATTCTCCCAAGTGGTGTTTCAGGCATTATTCCTGACAATAAAGAACAGAATTCAGCCCATGACATATCATCTTCTGTTCGCAATCGTATGCCATACTGGGACAGGAAGCTGGCTTCTATCAGCTCCCAATCATCCCATATATCATAATATACCTCATTATGCTGAGGGTGTCTGCTCCTCGCCGTACGTTCCCATAGCAACCTGCATGATTGTATTATACATTTCCTTATATTCAGGAATAGGAAGATCTAATGCCTCAATCTTATCTGAAGCATCTTTTCCTACAAGCATTTCAAGGCCTTTAATCATAAATGCCATATCATCCTTGTTTTCCTTGTTTTCTGCTTCCTGTGCCATAGCCTGTATATTAAGAATTGTGCTCTTCCTGTTATTAACAGTAACAACCAAATCTTCTGTAATACGAATCATAGGTAACTGATTCGTAATCTTCATAGATATATCTATTACTTTAAAATCTGTCTTTGCCATTTTTCATATCCTCTCTTTCTTTAAGCTGCTACATATGCTATATATGTTGGCTTTCCATCCGAATTTGCATCCCATTCAAGCGCATCAATACTTGTAGCATCTCCACCAAGAGATTTTACATCGATTACTGAAGGTACAAGAAGCTGATCAAGATTAGGGAATATAATAGACACCCATGTATTGCAATCCTGACCTGTCTTCATAAATCGACTTGCTACATAATCATTTCCTTCATCTCCATAGTTACGCTTACCGCCGAAAGATATACCAAGTGACTTAGCTGTCATGAGCCTTCTTACCCAGCCAGCCTGATCCATTGGATTCCATTCCTCAATGGTTCCATCTACAGATATACTTAAGCTCTCTGCATCTTTTACGATCTTAGTTTCTACTGTTTCTGGCGTGTCCGAATCCTTTCTTCCAGTTATACATACTCCAAACTGAATTTTATGTACCGGATTAACCCCTGTTAATGGTGTAGCTTCCGCGTTATACCCAGCTATCTTTGTATTCTGTGACATACTTCTACCTACCTTTCATAACAAAATTTAAGTTCTATGACCATTTCAAATATTCCTTTATCGTCTGTATCAGCTTCAATCGGTGCTGATACTAACATTTCTGTAAACAGAATATTTGTGTCATTAATGTTTACATGTTTCATATTTCTGAGCTTGTCGTAAAGCTCCTGTGAGACTTTTTCAGTCTCCCTGACACTTTTATTCCAATGAATCAGTATACTTATGGATTTGACAGCGTAAGAGCTGTTCTGTATACCTCCAACAGCCATCTGAACATTATCTCCCCTGTTAAGATGGTATACACCTATGCTCTTATCTTTCTTATCATCAAGCTTTCCACAATATACATGGTCATCAGCCGCTATCCCAAGACCTGCTATAAGGTCTCTCACATCACCTATTCCTAACATCCTAACATCATAACCCCGCATTCTTTTTATAAAACTTTCCAAATGCTTTAGGTGCAAAATCCTGCTTTTTACCACCTTTCATATAGTCATCAAGCCATCTGCCTTTAGCATTTGCATTTCCTTCATGTTTCTTGCCGCTTTCATCTGTCCACGGCGTCTGATGGAAGTTGTATTCCGGATGATAATATAATCTTCTTGCCTGCGGTGCTGATGTTGATATGATAACTTTACCATTTACAGCTTTTGAAATACCATTAGTTACTGTCTGTCCATTTTCGTAAGTGGCAGTTTCACTCTTTCCTGCGCTAATATGAGTACTTTCTCCCTGCAATTTACCTGTATCTCTTGGTATCACCTGACTTTGCACAACATCCGTGTGTATAGCTTCCGCTGTCATTTCTAATGAAGTCGCCGCTGCTGCCGTAAGCTTCCTTACCATAGGCATATTAAGCTTCACCGTTGATTTAACATTTCTTGCCATTACATCACATCCAATCTTACATAATTAACCGTACCATCCGGATTACGGCACTTCGTACCCTTGTATATATGCCTTGTTACACCGAACACCGTTATATCACCTTTAGTAATAACAGGAAGCTCTGGTGCAATATCTCCTGGTATCAAAGCACATCCTTCAAGCTTTATAAGCACCTTTTCTACTGTTAATTCTGTCTTACCGCTGTCCTGATAGTTACATAAGCCATCCCAAATAATAGGTTCAAAAGGCTCTCCATAGGCATTCCTGCCTTCCTGCTCTATCTCAAGGTGTATTTCTGTCTTACACATGCTCTTAAGTATTAAACATGGGTACTTCATACTCACACCCCCAGACTTAAACAACATAAGCCAGTCTGACAGAGCATCTGGTATGTATCACGCTTTACAGCAATTCCATTCTGTACAAGAACATTCCAACTGCTGCCAAACTGCATAGATACTCCATTTAGAGAATAATTCTGTAAGACACAATTAATC